CAGGGGTCGCCAGTAACACTTCCGTCTCGGAATATACCTGCGTACTTAGCAGTACCTCCGACCCCGTATTTTCCGTAAAGACCAAAGTCCACTGCGTCTGCGCTAGTACCTTGATCTTTAGCCAGCAGCAGCAGGGAGTCAGCAATAGCTACCGTGGTTGAAGTTACGGTGGTTGTCGTTCCGCTGACGGTCAGATCGCCAGTTACAGTCAGGTTGTCCCCAACGGTTACCTCTGAAGTCCCGTGACCAATGGTTACTGGAACGCCTGACGTTGCCGTCCCAATCGTGACCCCGTTACTCGTATTAGTGTTATCTATGTTCAGGGTCGTTGTGCTGTCTAGCGATATGTTCGTGCCGTCAACTACCAGCGTTCCGTCAATGTCGGTGTTGTCCAGGTTCGCTGTTCCATTTATATCAGCGTCACCTTCAACATCTAAGGCGGCTGCATCTAACTCACCTGAAACCGTAAGGTTTCTTATTCCGGTGTAGTCTTTATTGGCATCTACGACAACAGCCTTGCTTGCTATCGCAGTCCCAACAGCGGTAGCACCTAAATCTAGGTAGTTCACTTCGGCCACTACAACAGTGGCTCCGTCAAGAATGTTCAGTTCTTCTGGCGTTGAACTAATAGCGGTGGTACTAACTGTGTCTAGGACTGGCAGGAAGTACGTCCCTGCGCTCATCGCAGGCAGCTTTATGGTCGCGTCAGCAGTCGGGTCAATAGGGAATAAGGTTGTTTCATGGGCATTGGCTCCGCCTGAGTCTGCGCCCTCAAAGACCAGAGCGTTAGCACCAGCGATAGTACCGTTGATGGTAATAATGTCAGCGGCGGCATTACCAAGAGTTACAGCCCCGTTCAGGACCGTAGCACCGCTAACGGTGAGCGTGCCAGCGGTGACGAGGCCGGTCGTGGTAATTGCGTTGTCTTGCAGGTCAAGAAGCGCGCCCGTCAGCGTCATCTCGGTTGCGAGAGACCCGCCCGTCATCACGTCCCACTCAAGTCGCCCTGCCTCAGAGTCGTCAGATACGTCTAGGCCAGCCCATGTGAACTTGCCTGCGATCCCCTGTTGAGGGGTTCCGTTGTCATTCGACAACTCGAAGTTGATATAAGCCTCATCGTTATCAGAGGGTTCCTGTGCGGTCTCTACAAAGGTAGTGCCATGCTCAGTAGAGGGACGGAAGCCGAACACCGCAACAAGGGACGAGGCTTCATTGGTTGTTGAGAAGACCTCAAGCGCAGCGTTGCTAGTCGTGGGGTTACGTGCCTGGAGCGAAGTAAGCTGCACCTCTGCGCGGGACGACCACCAAATCTGGTCAGTGCCGTTCAGGAGTTTCAGGTCGAAGCGGCCAAAGCCTGAGTCGGCAATGTCAAACTGACCAGTCGTGAACGACGTGTCTGCCGTGCCGATGGCAGGCGTGGTCGTGTTGACGGCGTAGGTGTTTGCCGTAAGGGGGGAACCCGAAGCAATCAGGGTTCCAGACCCGTCTCTAAGCGTGCCTCCAAAACGTACACCCGTGGTCGGTTCAGCCATTACCTATACTCCTCGGAGGGCTTCTAGCGGCCCACGCCCGCGCGTTCCCGCGATAGCCTCACGAACGGCTGCGTCAGGACGAAGCTGGGCTTCTGTTTCTGATATGAACTCCATTCGGAGTCCCGCCTTTTCTAATTGAACCCGTTGCATACGGTCGAGCGCAACGCTCCCGAACGGCGGCGTGTGGAACCGCGCACCCTGGACATTGATCCCAACCCTCGGCACGAAGATGGCGAAGTCAGGAATAATCCCACCTCGCTGAGTTCTGCCGCCGAACGTACTCTTTTGATATTGAAAGTCTACCCCTTCTTTTCGACCTGTACGAAGAATCGCTCGGTAAACGTAATATTCAGGTTTACTTCCCGGCCAAGAAACGGGAACTTGAGGGAGAATGTTGCCTTGCGGCCCACGCTCCTGAGTGGTCATGTCCTAGTCACCGACGGGCGCGGCTCTCCGAACTCGACCAGCACGCGGTTCGGCGGAATACCGAGGCTCCCCGTCCTGTCTGAAATCTGAAGGTTCAAAACGTCCACGAAGTAGTTCTGCGGGTCGTCCGTAGCGTCGTCGTTACGCCACGTAACCTCAACCAGCGTCTTCGAGTAACGAGCAGTAAGAAGGTTCTTAACCTGCTGATGCGGCGGCACGCCCCCAATCGCCTCCTCAACCTTAATAAGGAACCGCTGGCCGAAGATCGCAGGCACACGCTTGCGCCACGTCATATACGCCTTGTGGAGATCAGGTGTCGCCGTAACAGTGTCGTCGCGCTTCCACGTAATCCGCCACTTGATGTACGTGTTCGCCAAACCGACCGGGTTGCCCCCAACAGGAAGCGTGTATTCGCTCAACCCCGTAGCCGTCTTCGTAACGAGCGGGGTGTACGACTCGATCAGGTCAACGGCGTACTCGAACTTCAAAGTAGCGTCTGAACTCGGGTGCGTAGAGTCCACCCAGAGCGACAACGCAAGTTTGTCCTGGTTGCTAACACCGCCGTCGAACCACGGAGTTTCCAGCGTGGCAGTCGTGTCGTAGTTCTGCTCGGTGGTCTGCGTCGGGTTAATCACGTCAACCGGAAGTTGCATGTAAAGCAGACGCCGGTTGTGCGCCCACCAGAGACGGTAGGTGTTGTAAGCACTGGACACGTCCGCAGTCGTGATCGACCTGCCGCTAGACGGGGAAACCCATTTGACCTCCCACCCACGGGTATCCCAGCCGAGGATGTGAGAGAGACCCGTCGCTTCAGGGAAGGTAGATAGACCAACCCCTGCTCGCGCCGAGACCCCTGTGAAGGCCCGTGATGATGGTTCCGTTGCAGTCGTCGTCGCGTCAACAAGTGCAAGCAGGTCGTTGTGGGACTTCAGGAGTTGCGTAATCGAACCGCGCCGAGTCTTAGGTAGGCCGTCGTCAAGGTCGGGGCCGATAACGTCGATAACAGTCGCGTCCGATCCCGCTTGGAAGCGATAGATCGCATTGCCCGCCGAGTTGAATATCTGTCCCCGGAAGACCTCGTGACCGTCGCCGCCTTGAGGGTGGAACGGGAGTTCGAGGTCGGTCGCAACGAAGCGAGTGTTCAGGTTGTCGTGAACGTGAAGCGTCTCTCGGGTGTGAGCGTAGATGTGCTGCTCACGGTCAGGCCCACGAGCCACGGTTAGCCCAACGACACTACTTCCTTCCAGTTGCAGCAATGCGTCCGTAGTCCAGCCTGCCGAAAGGTCGTCGGTGTAATACATCTGACCCGCTGCGTCGATGCCCCAGAGGAAGTCGTTCCAGAACACCACGTACTTGATGTCGGTCGTGTTCGACGCCCAGTCATCCGAGGCAATCGCGTAATGAACCTCAGACCCCGTAGCGATAACGAGCGTGTCCGTAGCCGTGCCGCCTGGGTGCAGCTTTCCCGCTACCCAGTCGGTCGCGGGGTTGTTCAGTAGCGTAGCCCCCAGAGCAGTATGCGCATCGCCGTCGTTGTCGTAGAGGTATACAGCCCTTCCGACCGTCGTGTAAACCTCGCTCTTGAAGTGGGCGATAACTTGGATGTCGCCAAGCGTCGAGTGCTCCGCCGTTGTGACGGCCCGCCGTGGCAGGACGAGGTGGCCGCGGTGACGCGTCTGCGCTGTCGCCCACCACGCACGGTTGCCGTCTGTGCGGATGTCCATGACGTTGATCCCAATACCGTCGCGGAAGTCCGTCATTTCCCACGTAGAAGCAAGTGGGTTGGATGCGTCGTTCGTGTCACCGATGACAACCTTGCCGGGAGGCTGAGATATGTCGAACCATGACACATCGCCGTCCAGCCGGTATCGCTCGTTGTTAATGCTGATCTCGCCAGTGTTATTTATGCGGTTGGGCATTACGTTTTAAGCTCTTCTCCAAAAGCCGTAAATGTAATCTGACTGCCAGCACTGGTCCGAACACCGATATTCCCGCTGGCGTTATTCATATAGAACGGACCTTCGACGCGTTTCGACTCGTTGGCCGAAAGTGCAAGGTCGTAGGCGATAGCGGTGGTCTGGTCGTATGTAGTGCCATCGTCATCGAAGAACAGCCGGTAGGTCGGTGTGGCCCCCGCGTGTTCAGACACATAGATAACGTCGATGCGATATTCGTGACCGCGGGTGGGCGAGAACAAACTTGCAGCGGTGGTGTTAGCAGGACGCAGTTGCCCTAAAATCTTCCACACCATTCAATTGTCGATCCAGATTGTGCCTTGCGGAAGACGTTGACGGGTCATCCACAATTCGGCAAGACCCTCAAGTCGTTCGGCCTCTAGCCAATCAGCTTCACGCCGCCCTGCGTAACGATTCCCGCGAGCACGCATCAACCAGGCAGTCGTCCGCATAATCAGGTACTCAGGCTCAACATCACAGGTAGATGAGTCAGCGGTTAAAGAGGTCGGCTTTTTGTAGCCTTCCATCTTGAGAAGAGAATACCGCGTCTGGCTATACCCAGTCCCGCTTAGAATCAACTCCCTTCTATCCTTGTCACGCGTGTAGTTCGCTCGGCTTACTCGACCCCATATAGCAGAGTCTTCAACAAAAGCCCGAACGTCGTCTACCCATACCGTAGCGGCCCCGATATCCGCCGTGTAGATAAGTCCCACGGAAATGATCGCCGTGTCGCTCTGCGGGTTCGCTAGAGCCACCTGATGGCGTGTCCATGTGTTAGCCGCAGTCGCAGGTATGGCAAGTTCTTCTGTTGTAGCTGCGGCAGAGGTCGAAGCCGAGAGTCGGAGATGCAACTGTCCAGCAGTTAGCGCAACAGTCGATTTGATCCAGAACTCCACCGTGTCGTACCTGGACAGGTCGAGCGAAGAGATGTCGTCGGACGCAACAATCAGGCCCGCCGATGCACCCGCCAGAATAACGTGCTTGTTCGACCTGTTGCCCTCGGCGTAGTCCTTGTCGTCTGTCGTAGTTGTTACGTTCGCAACCGTACCCTTCTCGTCCCACGCCGTATCGCAGTTATGGATGCGGGTGTTCGTGTAAGACGAGCGGTAGTTCAAATGCTGCAAGCCTGCGAACGCCGTCGGGAACTCGTAACTCCTGCGATCCCTGTAGGTGTGCAAACTGATGTCTGTAGACGGAGGCGCACCCTTGCGAGTGATAGTCCGTACAGCCCGGTCAATCATGTCGTGGACACGCGCTGGAGGCATGTCCTCGTCCCAGGACTCGTAAGTATCTCCGTCCGCTGTTGAAGCGGCTAGGACATCTCCCCGAGTAGTAAACGTGGTTGAAGAACCGACGTATGAGGTCTGAATCCGAATCGCCCCGTCGTTTGTCCCAGACGTAAAGACGAGGTGGTTGCCGTTCTCGTGGTCGTCGGCGTTAGGCATTTCTGCATCTACGCCGGTCGAGGTCGAGCCAGAAGAAGTCATAGTCCCGACACGTATTGCACCGAGATTATGACCTATGGATTTACGAAGTTCTTCGCGAGTCTGCCCGACGATTACAGCCATGACTTAAACAGTTACTTCCAATTCGGGATGTGCCGAGGCCATGTGCAAGCGAGTGTTCCGGTTCTTCTGCCTAACAGACCTGCCCTTCATCGGCTTCTCACAGAATAGACAGGCCGAAATCATTTCTTCAACCTTGACACGCTTCGGCTCAACCTCTGCTTCGATAACGAAGGTCTCAGGAACTACCTCTACCTCTTCCTCAACTGGAGCAACAACCTCGATTGGAGGTGCAGCCTCATTAACTGCGGCCACCGGAACTAGAAGGTCTTCGGTAGGCGTGTTGGCGCGAATAAGAGCCTGTCGAACAAGCCGCTCTTCCCCGTCAACCTTCTGCTGTTCAATGTCCTGAATCTGCGCCCACTCGTTCTTGTGGCGGTGCTGCATGTGCAGCCGCATCTGGAAGTCACTGGCGAGATTGCCCGACTTGCAAACCGGAAGTCCCATACGGTTATACGCAGAACGGTCTTCAGAATCTGGATGGAGCATACAGAGCGTACTGCCACGCCACGGCTCGATTGCTGGCTTAACAGTCGTGAAGCAACGAACACCTTCGTCGTTCACCTTGAGAAGTTGACCGGCAAGCATGTTCCGGTTGACCTTACTTGGCTCACCCGTGAACTTGTCCCAGACAGTAACCCAACCGGCAGACTCCATCTCTTCTATCGTGATTCCCCACGGAGTCTCTTTGCTTGGCATCTGAACCAAGCCGTCTCCCATGCCCGGAGAGATCGCATCCTGGGCAAGCAAGGCAAGTTCCTCTGGCCGCATGTCGTCTTCGCTGTCGAGGACTCGATTGCTAAGTTCTGCGAGTTCTTTCATCGAGGGCATCTATCGCTTGTCCTTCGCTAGTGAACCAGTAGTCTTTCGTCCGACAAAATCTCGTTGCTGCTTGTCTTTTTCTTCTTCGTAAGATGTCAAATAATCTTGCGCTGACATCGCCGGGATTTCGTCCCAGTCAAACTTCTTGCCCCGCAAGTTGTCTGCGTAATCTAAAAGAGACGCTACAGTCTCCCAGACATGACCACGCCCTCGCTCGTCTACTGTACCGCCAATGATGTTCAACTGCTTTGTTATTCCAAAGGCAGATACCGGCCCCATATCAGTCCGATGCTCGACAAGCCGGTCGTTACGAACAACCTTGACGATCTGATACCGACGTGGAGGGCCGAAGTCGGCAGGAGGCAGGTTTAACTCCTCAAGGCTCCAGGCAGGTTCGTCCTTACGGATAGAGAAGGTTCCGACTAATAGCGTCACGCAACAGGTTCCTGTTCTGCCTGCTCAAAATCAATGACGGTGAACCCGCCATCGTGAAGTTCAATCTGGTCAAGAGAAACCGTCTGGTTCTTGAGCATGTGGATCACGGATACCGTGGCACTGAGTTGAGACTCCAATTCAGTAAGTTCTATTAACTGCCTGCCAATGATCTCTTCTGCGCTCATAGGTTGCCTTTGGTGAGTTGTTGCCCCCGCCCCGAAGGGCGAGGGCGTTTTTACCTACTGACTAGGCGTTCCAGTCACGGTTTGACTTGACGAGAATGTAATCTACGTCAAGAGTCTCGATAGCCGCTCCCTTTGCTTCAACACCTACACAAAGTGCAAGGTTTACAGAGGTAGAAGCAGCACCTTCAACGGTCTTCTTCAAGTCACCGTCGATGTACCAACGAGTGTCCCCGTTTGAGTCAATCTCAAGTTTAAGGACTTGCCACTCACCAGCTACAGCGTCATCGTCTAGGTCCAATGACCCGGAGGCTGTAACAGCACTGGCAGTTCCACCGTTGTAAACAGCGTGCCAATCTTCGTCATCAGTTAGTTCTGCTGACAGGAAGAAACCAACGAAGTCCGAAGCGGTGTTCGTCATCGTTGCAGTAGCACCCGTGAGGATGTCCGTTTCGATTGAAAGCGTCTCAGGCGGGATGTCTGAAAAGCCAATGAATACCTCTTTAGTGTCGAGGTTTTCCATTTGGACACGAGTTTCAAGAACAATCGTCCCACTAAGGCCAACATCAAATGCTGCCTGAGTGCCAACCATCGTCGTGTGGTTATCTTCATTGGTGGTGGTAATTCGACCAGCACCAGAAAGAACCCCAGCAATAGTTGGAACACCAGCATCATCACCTTCACTACCCTGCCCACCGACGCAGAAAGGGCCAAGTGACCGAAGTGGCGCAGTATTAACGACTGCATCTTCGCCGTAGAAGTCGTAGAAAAGTCGGATGCGACCCGGCTCTCCTTGAGCGTTTATAGCCATTTTCTATTACCTCGTCCCCTTACCGATAAGGCGGGTTTGGGACTGATTGTTTAGAGACTCTAACTGAGACTCTAACTAGCATCGCTAGCTGGTCGGAGTAGTTGCGTCACTCTGAATCTCGAAGAGCCAGTTGCCCGAAGATCGCTCGGCGTACGCGTACTCGTCGCGGTGAAGCATGTTAGTGCCACCACCACCGATGAACTCGTCACGAACCATCTTCACGAACGGCGCACGAGCCTGACACAGAACGATGGCTCCACCGGGACCGGAGGCGAAAACGCCACCCTTTGCGTCCGGGGTCGAGTCAATCGGAATGTTGTCGTCCTGGAAGAACGCTGCGTCTGCAATCGGAAGCATGTAGCCTCTGCCGTAAACTTCAGCGGTCGAACCAGCAGGAACCGGGTAGGTTCCAACGCCCCCGACCAGTTCGTCGTACAGGTCTTTGGACTGAAAGCCGTGGAGCACGAAAGAAACCGGGCCATCCCACGTCTCGGTAGCGTTGCTGCGGATGCGAAATACACCTGCGGCCACATGCCCGGACGTAAGGGTCGTGCCAGTTCCGCAAAGGGACGTGGTAGCACCGTCAAGAACGGTGATGCCGTCAATGTCCTTCTTGCGCTCAATAGCGTTCTGAGCAAGCGCACCCGTCTTCGCAATCACGGCCTTCGAGACGTTGCGAGCCGCACGGTCCGTAAGGAACGTGTGAACCGAAATCATTTCGGGCGTGATTGAAAACGGAGTGTCCGCGAGAACCTGGGGGTTGTCTTCCTCAGTGGTCTCGGTGATTGCTGATGCAGTCAACTGCGCCAGCGAGATTTCTTTCCAACTGTTACCGGCTCCCGTACCGAGTTTTACCCGGTCGGCCAGTTGCGAGATCACACCCTTCGTCTCTCGGACGATACGGGCCTGATTCACAATATCTGGAAGGGAGTCGGCAAGAGAGGATGTATATGTAGTCCCTGTTGCCATTACTTACTCCAATTAAAGGCCAAGCCCCAGCTACATATTCCCACGTTTTTGCTGGATTGATATGGCCCGTGCTGTGTCGTCGGTTCGTCCTGCGGCGTAATCCGCCATGAACTGTGTATCTGACTGAGAACCCGATTGGCTCCCCCCGGAATCCAGTTGGTTTTCTGGACCGCCCGCGGGAACAACCGACTTCTTAGCTTCAGCCGATGCTGTCTCTGCCCTAGATGTCGCAACCTTCCCCGCCTCGGCAGCAATCTCCGCAATAGCTTCCCCGAGATAACTGAACTCTGGAGACAGGCCGTTATTAGCGTCCTGAAACTCCGAAATCCTCGTTATCCCGAAAGCGGCTACCTTGTTGAGAGCAGTCTCGATTGGCTCGGAAAGGTTGTGTTTTTCGGTAAGGTCTTTTGTGAAAGCCGTCAACATCCCCATCGCAGCATTTTGATTCTGCTGAACCACTTGATTCTGCTGGGCTGTCTGTGCTTCGGTTAACTGTTCGGCTTGCGCTTCGCTCTTCAGCCTGCCCGCAAGATTGTCGCCAGCTTCTGCGACCCGCTGGGCATACATATCTGGCGTAAGCCCTTGTTGGTCGTAGAACGTAGCGAGGTCTCTGCGGTGCGCCTCAACCTGGGTTTCTATTACCTGCTGAGATGCTGCTTGTGCGGCCTGTGCCGCTACTTGCCTTGCTTCAGTCTGCGCCGCTGCGATCTGCCTATCCGCTGATGCCTGAAGATTACGGAACTCTTCGGTATCTCTTATGTTTACCGGAGACGCAACTTCTTCAGCAGGCTCTTCAGCAACAGGCGCGCTAGCCGTTTCTTCCGGTTCATCAGTAGCTTCGGGTTCCGACGCAACCGCTACAGGCTGATCCTCTTCCGGTGACTCTGCGGGGGTTTCCTCGTCGAGAATGTCGTCGGGTCCAAGTTGATAAACCTGGGCCTCGCTTACATCGCTCGCAACAAAAGATTCCTCGGCAGCTTCTACTGAAGGAGAATCAACAACTGCCTCAGTTGTCGAAACCGTATCTGCTGGTGTAACCAAATGAAGACTCCTAACTACGCCATAGTGTAGCGCATTACTTTATTGCCTTATCGGGATGCCCTGTGCTTCCATGAATTGGCGTTGTGCTTCTAACTCGGAAGAGGAGTATGTTCTCTTTTCTTCTTCACGATTGAGTGGGATTTTTATAAAGTCAGGCTCTGCATCTACTAACCCGAAGAAACTTCTGCCCTCTTGAGTTTTACTCAC